GGATCAACAATATACTCCTCTGACTCATAATCCCAAGTACCAACCCATACTTTGTTATAGCTTTCAACAACAAACAACAAGAAGACTTTCTTTTTTTCATTTGTGTCAACGTTGGTACCATTGCCTGGAGCAATGTAGGCAAACTGTGTGCAACCTTCCATCATTTCAACTCTCTTTGAAAGGAACCTAATTAACCTATAAGTATCCCCATCACCGAATGGTACACATGATAAGGGGGCACCAAAGAGTTCTTTCTCCATATCTTTTATAGGAATAATAAACGGCATGAGCTCATCATGTATGTCTTTACTTGTCTTTCTCTTAAGATCCAACAACATGTCTTTGAGTGTTTGGATAGTGATCACTGATCCTCCTCATTAATATTCTTAAGAAGATTTTCAAGTTCAGTAAACACTCCAGCCAATTCATCAGCCAACATATCTGCTTCAAGAGAAGCAAGCTCAGCTTCAATTTTGTGGTTCTTCTCATGCCGTTCTTCAAGCATATTGTTGAACTCTTCTGCCATGCGTACAATTTCCTCAGGCATATCCAAGTCTTCAATGCTTTCAGCATTATCAAACTGTTCTTTAACTTCCATATGTTCTTGGAAGTTTTCGTAAGCACGTTGACGGGCACCCTCAGGGTTATCCCTGTACTCACGGTCTTGCACAATGTACTGCCCAAGTCTTGCATACATGGCCGTTTCTTCAACAGACAAACCAGTCTGACGCTGTAGTTCTTCCATGAACTGATCCATTTCTTTCTCGACAATCTTTGGATTCTGATGGTCATTCAAGTAAGACATCATCATTGACTTAGTGAAATCAGATGTTACATAGAACATCCAAACGTAGTCATGTGTTGTTTCACAGGTCTGCCACTCTTGCGGTGTAGCAGGTGACTTTCCGTACTCTTCAAACACTCCGTGATAGGTAAACATTACTGGCTCCTTGTTGTTGTTGTTGTTTTGGTTAGTTGTCATATTCGTAAAACCATTCCTTATTACATTCGGGACAAGTTACATCCCCGTGTTCTGAACCACGATTGTAAGTAACTTCTGCTTCAAAGTCGATTTGGCAGTCGTCACAATAAACCATTGTGGTTATGTCTTCGTCGTACCAACCAGGTATGTCACTCTCGTAACAACCGTCGGGCATGTTGTATCCTGGCATGTCATCTCTCCTTGTTTGAGAATAGCTCAACCTTCATCGGGCCAAGACGTGCTACTAGATTTTCTGCTGCTTGCTCAAGGAATCTAAACGCTTGGGCAGAGGAACTAAACTCCTTACTACCCACCCCTTCCTTTGTTGTTAGTTCAACTAACCATTCATCCCTACCTTTTACAGGTGGATGAATCCATGCGCTAACTCCAATAGGCTCGTTCATTCCTCCCCCAATTCTTTGACTGCATTTACCCATGCCGAGACAGACAACTCATTCAACTTATTAGTTGCTGACTCAATGATCTGCTTAAGAACCTCAATTAAGTTTGGTTCAGTGTGTTCCATGAAGAACACATTTACCTCATGTTCTCCTGCGCATAGCTTCAGTGTCCTAAATGGGGCTCCGCAATCAAGGTAGTCATTAAATTCAATGCTTACCTTTGGGTTGTAAAAACCAGTTAAATGTACATTTGTTGATGTGCTCATTGTTTCCTCACTTCACTCGTAGTTGTTTGTATTCGGTTTTCTTGGTCACTTGTTCAACCACATCAGGCTTGATTGTGCCCAACTTAACTGCGGCGTCAATCAATGCTGTGTCAACAGTTGGCTTTGTTATCTTGTTAAAGACTGAAGCACTTATCATGTCTTTCAATGCAATAGCATCGAATGATCTGCGAGCGTTAACCTGCAACTCAATGACACTCTTGTCTACTTCAACGGTCTTAAGGCCAGTAGAAAACATGAACTCTTTGAGCTTTGAATCTAACTCATCAAATTCAGCTTGCAATTCAGCAAGTGCTTTCTTCTTATCTAACCATTCCTTACCTAGATTGAATGAGTTAACTTTCATGGATTTACCTTCTTTCGTTTGTAGGAGTCAAGTACTCCGTTTTGGATTGTTTCAAGTAACACTTCAGCTTCCCCATCAATAAGTATTCCTGTTGAGAACGCCTTATCTTCAAGTACACCCCACAATCTTTCATCAATTGTTTGGCGCCCCTCTATATGACACAGCGGAATGGTAACGCACACATCCATTGACTGTGAAATTCTGTGGACTCTATCCTCTGCTTGTTTAAGCGAGGCAGGATTCCACGGTAACTGCGCAATGATTGTTCGGTGGTTCACATTAATACCGTTACCAGTAAGAGTCAAGCCCGTACCAGCAGATATTATCTGACCTACCATAACTCTTGAAGCGCCACTATTAAAGTCGTTGACTGCTTTGTGTTTAGCAGACTCTGACATACCCCCACGGACTTCACAAACTTTATATTTGCTAAGACCAGCAGTTAAGGCATTCATAGTGTCTATGTGTTCGGCAACAATGAACAAACCACCAGGTTCATTATCTAATACTTCAGATGCAAACTTGATGATTGATTCAACCTTAGCTTTACCCACATGCTTACGCAAAAAACCAAGTTGCACCAATGCGTATGCTCTCTCGGCCCCAGTTGTATCCTTGTCCAAAGACTCAAGCCATGCAATCAAATCGTTCTCGCAAGCTATGTAGTCATCAACAGCGGTACCTGTTCCCTCAAGAACAACAGTTGCTCTTGTCTTTGTAGGTAAATCTAACACTTCATCTCTTTTACGCCTAAACATAAAAGAAGCATGCATTTTGTTTTTAAGGTCTAGATCATTAGTGGATATTCTTCCTACTTTCTTCCCATTAATAATTACTCCAGACCAAGGGGCATAGTGTTGCCAAAAATACCCAATACCACCAACTCCTTGCCATGCATTAGGGCCAAGAGTATCTAACTGGGTAACTAACTCCATGTTTCTCCCATTGGGCGCAGGTGTTCCTGACATAAGAACACGTATTGCATTAGTGGGCATGTATTGACTAAGGCTTATCAAGGCCTTTGTACGCTTGGAGTTATTCTTAAAGAAATGGGCTTCGTCAACTATGAGGGCGTCTATTTCCCCCATAAGTACTAAAACCCATTGTGCTAAAACTGCGTTACCGATTATGTATACATCGGCATCTGGTAGCCCAGAAGGGGATTTACCACGCAACACGGCAACCCTTATGTTTTTATTGAACTTACCAAATTCTGTTACCCAATTTAATATAAGACTTGGGGGAACTATGATAAGTACTTTTTGTTGCAATTGATCCACTAATGCTGAAGCAACTGCAATTGCTACTGCTGTTTTTCCCAGCCCCATATCTAACGCTAAATAAGATTGTTGTTTATCAACAGCCCATTCAAACGCTTCTACTTGATAATCAAATAGATTGATATCGAGGCTAGGAAGATACAGCGAATTGGACGCCGGCACGTTTGCCGAACTGAGTTGTCCACTCATTCTTCCTCCGGAACATACAATGAATTACCTAAGTCATCCAAGTACATTAGCTTTGTGGAATCAGTGGGATGACCCCACTGACACCCAAAGTCTTCCGAAGCCCAACCAGCAACAACATTGAGAATGTCATCTATGGTTGGGTTAGGAAACTCTCCGTCCATTTGCATTGCAGATAAGACGTGTTCAACGTCATATCTGATTATCTTTACTACCTGAATAACACCAGGTAGTTCTTCCTCTATCTCTACGTCAGAAACATCTGACCATTCCATATAACCTCCTAGGCTAGGAATCCGATAAGAGCTTTCTCAATCTCCTTGGGGAGATTCATTACGTCATCAATACCAATTGATGCATCAGCACCCTTACGACTAACTAATTCACGGGCGTAATCTACATTGCCAAGGCCTACTAATAACCAGTACTGACCTTGTTGTGCAAATGGTTTAATGGAATTAACGTGCGACCACTCACCGTCAGTGAGTATAACAACAAGGTGGCGTTTTTTACCAGCACCTTGGTTTTTAATTTGTCGCAAACCATCCAAAGGATTGGTGCCACCACCGTCATGTATAAGCACGGGTTGTGCAACCTCATCGTGATCCCACATCATGTACGGTTCAGTATCAAAGGTTGAAACAGTGCAAGGGATACCTAAGTTGTCGCAAGCATTACGAATACCAAATGCCGCAACTGATAGTTGATCCATCCAACCCTGCATAGATCCTGATGTATCTAACATAACAGACACAGCAAGACTATGGCCATGAGCACCTTCTCCCTCGTAGTCAACCCAGTAGTCTGAGTCACCAGGCTCGTGCATCTTGTATGCAGTAGGGTCAAGCACACCATGTTCCTGACGGAAACGCCAAGCAGGATCAGCAGTCAATGCTAGTGGTTCAAGAGCAGCCAACATTTGATTGGCTACTGCCATAGAGTCAGCTAACAACTCACCTGACATTGTGGATACGGCAGGATTGTGTGGTAGTTCTCGCATCAATTCAGTATTTATCTCTGCAATAACATCCTCTGCTTCCTTAGCAGTAACAATGCGTTCTACTGCTTCCTTGGTTTTTGCTTTCAAGTCTTCACGTATCTGTTTGTAGTCAACGTTTTCCTTGATGCTTCCACCAGTACCTTTGGTGCCACCAGTAGGGCTAATGGTTGTGGTTTCTTTTTCTGGAGATTTCTCACCCTGTTTATTTCCGTCACCTTCAATGGTGCCTTCACCTTCACCAGGTTGCTTGCCCTCACCAGGTTGTTCACCTTCACCAGGTTGTTCACCTTCACCAGGTTTGTTCTCCCAACCTTTAGTCTTATCACCAAAAGTTGGTTTCTCATTGACTTCAGTTTTACCTTGATTACTGTAACGACTCGGAGTAGTAGATCCAGGATTAGGTGTTCCTTTACCTTCACGTTCGCTTTCAGATGGTGGGTTATCACCACTCTTAGACTTACCACCAATAATCCAATCGGTAATGAGGTAATGCATTTGCCAAGTAGCAATAACTACATCATTTGCTGACTTAGCTTGACGATACACATGAACTTGATCTTCAATGCGGTCAACAATGCTAAGGTCCATACCTTTATCAGAAGCAAACTTATATGCAAGTTGTCTAACATTATCTAACAACTCCTCATCAAGGTATGTTCTAGTGATAACAAATGGCCATGCATACCCTGGCTCACCTTCATCAACTATGTAGTTAAGGACAAGTGCAGTGAAATAGTTTTCCATTGGCAAGTTGTTATTGACCATCTCATGTTCCATGCGCCCATCTTCAAGCAGGTTCCAAGTTGGTTGTAACTCAGTCACAACTTGATCAAAGTATCTAACATGCTCATTGTACAAATCATGAGAGCGATTTGCACTTTCAGGTTGTCTTACATTGGGGTTTGGAAACAACTGACCTATTGTTTTAAGCGTGTTTGTATCTCGTTCAAGCAAATACGCTGGGTATCTTTTAGAAAAATCATCACCCCAACGGTCAGGTGAAGTTGATGTTGATACAGGTGACAGATTGTTATCCATTAAAGCACAGTCAAATAGTACTGGCCATGGCAATGTGTTAAGTATGTGACCACCTTCGTGATAAACAACACCCTTGAGTGCGGCCAACAACTCTCCAACTTTATTCATGTCAGTAGGATCAACCATACCCATATCAAAAGCAATTTGAATATCGGTATAGTTGGTAACAGCATTAACCGACTTGCTTTCGTTCCGTTGATACATAATATCTAACTTCAACGGAGGATTGATACCCATAGAAGTTAGAACTTTGCGTGCTCTATCACCGAGTACATAAGCAGTAGCTCTAATTGCCTTAGGGTTATGCTTGCTTCCTCGTTTAAGAAACGTTCTGTCATCTTGTTCATGGGCATTGTAAACTAATTCCAATACCTCTTTGTTGTATGCTTCACGGATCTTTGTTGATTCCCGTCTGGTATGTGCTCGAGCACTGGCTCGTCGAGCCAGTGCTTCCTCATCTAACTTGGCTTTCTTTACCATGATTCCTCCTCAGGATCAGTATGGTTCCTCATCAGAGATGAGAGAAGTAAGGTCAACTGCTGGCTTTACAACTGTAGGTTCAAACTCATCTCGCATCATTTGTTCAATGCCACGATCCTTGATAATTTCACTCACCACAATTTTTTCCTGTGATGTAATGAACTGACCCTTGAATGCCCACACACTAAATTCAACTCCAAAGTGAACCAAGTCACCCTCAAGCAACTGCAGTGCTCTTGTACCAACAGGAGTAGTAATTGAACGCTGAGCACGTGCATTACGCAGTGCCTGACCAAGCAAACGAACTGCTGGTGACTTGATGAGCTTCTTTTCTACTTCCTCATCGTAGTTCCATTCAAGCAACTTGAAGCGGTTAGCAAAGGCCTCGTTGGTCTTGGCCATACCTGCATAGCCAGGGTTCCAGCTTGCCATTATCCACAGATTCTTGTTCGCCACCACTGTCTCGGGGCGATACGCACCGTGATGCGTTTCAATTCCTGTGATTGGATCAACCTCAACCGTGCCTTTCCAGACAGGCTTACGGATGTTGACAAATTGATGGCGGTTGTCAAGCAGTGGGTGAATGGCAGCCGTAACACTACCTGACATAGCGTTAACCTCGTCAAGATACAAGATACCACCGAGACGAGCGGCTAGAGCAACGATGCCCTCCATCCACACAAGACGTTCTTGCCCATTGACAATGATCGGACGATACTGTCCGAACAGGTCGTGATCGGTGATTGCGCTTGAACCTGCGAGCAGGAACAACGGCAATGGCTTTTGTAGTCCCAACAGTTTGGCAATACGGAAAGCCTGTACCTGAATGAGGTAGGTCTTACCTGATTGCGTATCACCAACAAGAGCGACAGACACGGGATACCCGTCGTTTTCGTCACGACGATTGAAGTACGACTCCATAACTTCCAAGTCCGTCTTACCACCCGCAAGGGTACGGCTGACATAGTTCTTGGGGTTAATCATAGGACGGAAGTCGTCCAATGCAGGATCGTCTAGCGATTCAATACGCATATCGCTGATGACCACATTACCTACCTGAGTAGTAACAGTGGCTGTAGTGGACGAGGCGGCGTTTGCAACGCTAACACGTCCAATCAATTCAATGCCCTTGGGCAGAATCTCAACGGTACCTAACAAAGCATCGTCAAACTTCACTTCGATTTTGCTACCAGGACCACCTGGCACCAATACACTGCGAGTGATCTCACCCTCAGCGTCCTTGAATGGCGGATACTTGCCCACCACTCTCATCCCATTCCTTAATTCTTTGACACTTGCCATGATGATTGTCCTCCTTGGACGGTTGGTTGGTTTGTTTATTTTGCATTCATGAATGACACATTGGCTGTGACTTCACTTGACTTTGGGCCGCATATAATAGGTGTGCTTTTATGCACTCCTAAGATGTAATACTCTGCCTGCTTAAAACCTTTTGCATAACAACTGTCATCTAAACAGTAATCAAAAGGACGTTCTGGATGCATTGCACTCCCGCAATACACACAGTTCTTCATGGCTGATCCCATGATTCGCTAGTTGACCACATACTTTTGCATGTGCCACCTAGATCTTCTATGGAAGTCTTGAGTACTTCTTGTACTAAGATCTCCATGAGATATGGCTCAGCATCATCATCCATCTTGGATCTGATACTAAGAACATCTGATGGGTCAAGTTGATAACGCTCAGGGAAGTATGTTCCCTCATCTAACTCAACACATATGCTTACGCATATTTTATGTTTCTTCATGTGCTAACTCCTCGTTGTAGATAACTAACTCATCAAGAATGGTGATTAATTCTTCGGTAGTTTGGAACACAACCCAATACCCTGTTATGTCAGATGAGCGGGCAGTCCACTTATCTGCTGGTACTAGTTGGTTTGGCACGTACAAGGCAACACACTTGGTGTTACCATCTTGTCGGATAGATGCTGACATATCCGTTCCTAATGGAATGATTATAGATCCAAAAGATTCCACAAGCACTACTCCTCCTCCCACATAAACGGGAACTCATCTTCGAACTCTTCAAAGTCATCGTCTAATGACCTTTGTCTCATTTCTTCCATGATTGTTTTGATTGGCCAAATAAACAAACCAATCAAGGACAAATACATGCCCCAAGCAACTGCTGTGATCATTTCTTTCTCCGTTCTGCCCCACATATGGGGCAATAGCAGGGGTGGCGGGTTACCACATCCCTGTTGCTCCTGCTGACCTTAGCCAGCATAAGTAACTGATGACCACACCCCAAGAAATGGGTGTAGTGGTGCTGTACTCTCGTCTTATTCATTAGGGTGCTCTGCTTGCCAATTGACAATACAATCATGGTTGCAGAAGCCCCACATGAACTGGATTTTCTCCACAGGGGAGAAGTATTCAAGAGTGTCAACAAAGTTCTTGAGATTATCTATAATCTCATCAGCACGTTCAGGGAAGTTTATCGCTTCCGTACGCAATGTTATGAGCATTGTTGCGTCATCATAAGGAATAGCTATTACTTCCTGACCTCTGCATTGTGGGCACTTCAACCCAATACTCAGGGCAATGTCTTGCCCTGGGAAGTAATCAGGTGGTGCAACCCACCCATTGATCTCTTCCTTTGATTTGAATTTAATTAACTTATTCATATGTGCTACCCCATCCGTAACACTCGGGACACTCTGCCCCATCATGGATTCCGTTTCTCATTAAAGAACCCGTTCCGTGACAATTAAGGCAATTGGTTTTACCATTGCTTGTGCTAAAGGTGTCGCTGGGTGGAACTGGTGGAGATGTAGTGAAGCCCAACTGCATGAGCAACCAGTCGGGAACATCTGTACATTCCCCTTCTTCGTCAGCTGGTCCTTGAATAACAATTGGACCAACTAACACGTCACCAGCTGCTACACAGCCGTATTCGTCAAAGACCTCCCACAGATCGGTGGCAATGAGGTTGAAGTCTAACTTCAACAGTTTGCCTTCTTCATTACACCAGATTGTTACTTCTGGTGAGGCTGGTACTGACTCAATGAGTCCACCTACAGCGTCAGACAGGGGTTGATACCCATCTAATTCTATTTTTCTTATGGTTCCTACTGTATCTATAACCAATGAGATGGTCATCTCCACTCTCCTTTGTTGTTTTAGTGGGCGCACCAGGCAGGGGTCGAACCTACAACCTACAGATTAGAAGTCTGTTGCTCTATCCATTGAGCTACTGGTGCAGTGTATATTTTTTAAAGTTGGCAAGTAAAAAATATACAAAAAACTTACTGGCGTGATGACGGGAGCAGTATCCCGAGATAAAGCCGTTACGTTGGCTTTCTAATTACGAACATTTTAATCTTGGCTATAGGCCAATGTAAGTTCCTATAGTTGCTTTTGCCAGTTAAGGTCGAGCAGACCAGAGCCTCGCAGTGTAATTTGCCCGATGAGGTACTCGGGATACTAGGGCTTACACATTGCCCATCAGCGCACTTGCTCACCCAGTCGCTTGTTCCTGGGGATGTATTAGGGGGTAAGACAGCGATGCTGCTAAAGGGCTACGCCCGGCATCTAAGCCAGAACTGCCTTACCCAACGCTTTCGTAAATTTCTTCTACTATCCACAGATAGTACAGTGTCATCTACTAGCCCACACATCAGGGGCTTAGATAGCAAGCCGTTGTCTGCGGTAATACTGCACCGCACGATTATAAGCGGCAACGGCTGTGATTGTTTCTTCACCGTCACTCCAGCCAATGTTGTCAGCCAAACGGATAATCCGCATTCCTAACTTTTGTCCGTAAGTTTTGATGATGTATTCTTCTACTTCAACTGACTCATTGTTAGTGAGTTTTCGGTAGAGTTTATCGCCCAAAGTATCTAAAGGACTCATAGCACCTCTTTATGTGCATACGAGTTGCCAAGCATTCTTGGACGACGGGAGGGCAGACTATGCCCTAATTGGCGGAGCATAAAGATCCGCTGATTGATTGAGGCAACAGTTCGCCCCAATTTCTCAGCTATGTCTCTGGGTACATAACCTTCCTCATACAAGAGAACGATAGTATCGTCATCTTGATTTGTCCATCTGGCTTTGCCAGTTCTATCCTTGAAATGACTGGCAATCTTGCTGATGAATGCTTCGGTTTCATCATCAGTTAGTCCCATCTCTGAGGCAAGTATCCTCAGAGCGTGGTCAGGCTTGATAATGTCATCAAGGCAAAGATTAACTATCAGTTTTTCTTTGGTCATAATCTATCCTTTCGTTTGTTATGTAAGATTATGGTGCCACCAGCAGGACTTGAACCTGCGACCCAGGCATTATGAGTGCCTTGCTCTAACCAACTGAGCTATGGTGGCGTTTGATCAGCGGGCTCTGATCATTTCTCTTGTGCCCCAACCTTGGTCATCAAGAACCAACCAGGTTTGCACATCGCCCCGAGATGACCGCTTCATCTGCCATAAAGGAGATGAATAAGAGGTCACCAAGTTACTACGGAAGTATGATCTTCCTTTGGTGGGTGACTCAGCCACAAAGAACGGGCGAAAGCCCGCTACTTCAGGGAACCAGTATTCTGATACATTACGTAACACAATCTCTAGTTCACCATCATTGTGATGTTGCCACACATTGAATCCATGATATGAGTAGTGTGAACCACTCAAGGTGTGCCACACCCAAGCTTCATGGATATCTGATGTTGGATACAACGCCGTATATTGGGCGTGTTCCCTTTCCATTACTGACATATATGCCTCCTTAGGCACTCAATGGACGACTTTTTTCGCCCAAACCGATTAACCTTCCCCTTTTATATAGGAGAAGGTATAAGCACTGCTCTAGTCAATGGTAGAGACAGTGATGATCTTGTCAGTGGTGGTGCATGCAATGGTATGCGCAACTCACTCACTGACTCACCTATGCAGTGGACTCACTACATCATGGGAGCAATGTAGCGATAGCAACTACTGAAAGGAGGTAGTAGTGCTTCTAGCAGGGCTTGCACCGCAATATTGGTGCTCAACCACGCTATAGGCCCACTCATAGGCCAAATCTTAGTGACATTTGTCACATTATGAGGTATTTATGGTAGGTATGACAATTGTCACATCGCTGTTACATATGTCACACCCATAGGACGTCACCCTTGACGCAATCACGTTTGCGACGCAGGCTAGTCCAGCGCCACACAGCGCTCACCTATGCTCTACACACTATGAAAATGTGTACAGAGCCCAAAATTTCAATGGGAAATTGGGCAAAAAAAAAGCACCCCCACCCATAAGGGTGGAGGCACTCTTTTCCTCACCCCCTATGGGTGGAGGCACTAGCAGTCAGGAGTGGTTGGAGCAACGCTCCAAGAACACTTCCATCTGCTTTTCGACCATCAACATCTCTGTTGACCATTGTGCACGAGGCACAGCAAAGAACACTTCCAAGTTCTTGACAGAACGAGGAAACACCTTTGCCACAGCCTCTGCTTTGGCATTGTCAGTAACAACCGACTCAACCTTGGGCTTGGCACACAGGGCAGCCCAAGCACCCATCTGCGTGGTGCTAGTGGCGATCAAGGCTTCCACGATCTCGTGGTCGCCCTTGCTCACCATTTTGCGCCAGACATCTAGTGCCGTGAACCGCTGGTTCTCCTTGACGGGAGCCGTCTTGAGAAAGAATTGCCCGAAAGCGACGAGGATACTTGCCCAACCTTTTGGAAGTGCTTTCTCTCCGTACGCCTGCGTGACGACTTTTCCGAGTTCGAGGTCTAACGCCGACGCTTTCGCCGTCGCTAGTTCGCTGGCTCGCTCTGAAATCCTCAGCCAAGCCAACTTAGCCTTGTCAAGAGATGACAGGGCAGAGCCGTCTGTGGTGAGTCCTTCCGTGAGGAGTGTGGACAGGGTAATAACGCTCATATTTTCTCCTATGAGGTCAATCGGCAAACCACTTGCCTAACCTGACCCACGCAAAGCACACCCGTGTAGGCGTGCCCCGTGCGTGGGCGGGGCTACCACCATTAAGCGGAGTCCGCCGAAGTGTAGTCGGTAGAGGCCAGCCCCCAAGGATCACCCACCCCCCATATAGACCTATTCCGAAACTTAACCGGTTATAACGTAAAGCGGCCCAACCGTCAAATGCGCTATAATAGACCTATTCCATAATTAAGGAGTTAGCCATGTCACACGGAGAAGATACATCATATTACGTGGGACGCAAAGTAGGCCGTGAGGATCACGCTCAACGAAGTGCTCCTCCCGTTCAATATGCTTATGCCTCGCAAGATCCACCCGATCCCCCCAATCCAAACAAAAAAGACTTTGGTAATAATCCTAAAACCCCACCACCAAAGTCGGACTACCCTAACACCCCACCCACGTCAGGAGCTAACAATGTCAGAAGATAGAGCACACTACCCAGCACGTAAAGTCGGTCGTGACGAACATGCTGGTCGAACAAAAGCAACAACTAGAATTTTTCCACCAAGCGGCTCTGGTCTTGTAAATGATCAACGCCTAGATAATGGTACTGCACTGTTTGCAGCAGCACCGGAAGAAAGAGGTGAAGGATCACCTTATGGTGAAACCCAATATGTTGTACCTAAGAAAGATATGCCAGATATTGTCTCTACATATAAAGACCTTAGAAAAGGTACTAACAACTCTAAGCGTAACGAAGGAAATTACAGACTTAGTCGTAAAGAGGCAAGAGCAGTTGCTGTACAAAACTACCAAGTGCCTGAGCGTAAAATTCAAGATAATGAAGGTAACCATGTGAAAAATGGTGACTTCAACGCACCTCTAGATAAGTCTTAAAGGTAGCTAACCATGGCCACTGACAACTATGCTGCTCCAGTTATGCCTATCGGTGGAACTAACGAAAGAGCATAAGTTGTACTGGTTGCTTAACCCTAACCAGTTTGATCCTGGGGATAACCCTGACCAACTGCAACTCCTAATGAAGCCAAGTGAGTTACTGGCAAAGATAAGCCACTTCGACGACGCACCTCGAGAATTCTTAGGACCAAACCCCCTAACTGTGGATAACTATAGAAAATCAGGACTACATCGTTTTAAGTACAAAAATGCAAAAGATAATGGGTTAGCTGACAGGATTGAACAATCTGGTGTGGTTAAGCAACCAGTACAACTTAGACCAATTGAACGTCACATTGAAAACAGTGACAATCTAAGACTTGGTAAGCAATTTGCATTACATAATGGCCACCACCGGTTTGCTACTGCTCTTGAGATGGAGCTAGGTGGTAACAAAGACATACATCTACCTATTAACTATTTATCTGATCCAAATGACGCTTAACCCACAACAGTTTGCTTTGTATCACGGCACCTCACTGGCCAGTGCTAACAGCATACTGACTGATGGGTTTGATACCACTAGACCGTCGATTAACGGTAAACGGTACGGCCAGGCCATGTACTTCACTGAAGACCCTGCCGAAGCTTCAGACTACGCCACTGATGTAGTTCCCCGTACGGGCGGCCACCATGATGACCCGTATACCGGCGTTAAAGCCCCGCTGGAGCCCGGCGCTGTGGTTACCGCAGAATTGTCGCCTGACGCCCGTTTGGCCACCTCAGAGGACCATGGCGCAACCGTCAAAGCGAATCGTGATGGGGAGTTTCTCAGTGACGGAACTGCCTTACACGAGTACCTAAAATCTCGCGGGTTTCATGGCTATAAAAATTCTGGGGTGAATAAAGAAGGTAAGCCTTATAGCACTGTTGCAGTATGGGACCCAGACGCAGTTAAGGTTACCGGGTCTATTGTAAAGTAGTATTAAGATTGATGTAAAATAGATCTACTGCTGATTTTGTATAGTGACGTCTGTCACAGAGTAGACTATAATGGTCTAAACAACTTAAGGAGTTTCCATGGGAATTAAAGACATGCTTAGAGGTGGATCTGGTGGAGAACACCCACATGGTAATTTTAGAAGTAACATATACTTAAATGGTAAGCAACGTAGGACTGCTGTTGAAGCAGATGCCATTATGGGTCACAAAACTGGAAAAGTTCCCCCACTAATGACTGCTGATGGCATTAAGCAATCAGCTATTAACGCTGGAAACCAGCTTGCAAACAGTGGCTATGGTACTGCTGCAGTACTAGGTGCTACTGCAGGAGCAGCTGTTCTTGGCGGAGGTGTAAACCTAGCAGCTGGTGAAGTTGGCCATCCTGCAGAAAACCTTCCAGTTATGGACACCCCACAAATGATGAAGGGAGCAGCAGTAGGAGCTGCTCTTGGAGTGGCAGGTAAGTTCATTAGCGACACCCGCAAGATGTCTAAAGGTTCACGTAAGTAACAT